GTCGGATCCTGAGAGCTAAGTGCAATCCTCCGCGAGCTAACGTTGTTAGCTCAAAGAACCAGCTTCCGCTGGCACCCACCGCCTAACGATTCTTGTTGAGAATCGTTTGACAGAACGCTGTAGATGTTTTACGTCTATCGTACGTGGATTAATTAGACGATCAATCCGCATACGGCTAGAAGTAGAGCAGCCAACTTTATCAGAATTTGTTAATTCTGACAAAGATTTTAACAGCGCAGCATAGCCGTCTAGTCTATCCTTCCGGTATTCCGGAACGATAGTCCAGGCTCGGAAAACGAGTCGTTGTAGCTTCTCGTCCCACTTATGTGCGACGCTAGTATCAACGCGACTATGCCAACCTAGAGCAGAACACTGCTTCGAAACAAGTGGTAACGGTAAAACCGCGTCCACTTCAGAGCGAAGTAGATTTGCACAACGGTACAAACCTCTAGCCCATAAAAGGTTAGAAGTTGCAACCAGAGATGCAATCTGTTCCGGGTTTCTAGCGGTAACAATTGGCTCGTGTCGAAGGTAGATGGGGGTCACATCGACCCCTTTATACGCATCGACACCACAAGATTCCTTAAAGTTGCCCTTAAGGAAAGACTTCTTCTGGTTGACCTTAAGACCAAAAGAAGTGAGCCAATTGACGACGCGATGTGCATGTGATGTTTTAACGATGATATCATCACCGAAAACACGCACATGTTTAGCAGCGCGCTTAACATTCACGTATGAAGGTGCTTTACCTTCTTCACACAGAACGGCACATATCGCTAGTAAGGCGAACGTAACGCTCTGTACGGGAAATGTTAAAGCGTTCCCCATACCTGCGAACTTCAGAACATGAACGATACCTTTTCCGGTATCGACACTTTCTGAACGACAATCGAGAGCCTGTTTCAAGAAAACAGGCTTCGAAGCAAAGATCATCTTTACCAGACTAACGGAAAGAAGATCACTTGCAGACGATAAGTCGATTGTTGCATATTCGTCGGTTATGGAGCCGATCATAGCTAACTTTTGGTTAGGCTTCTGATCGAGCAAAGCTAGAGATTGTCGAAGAACACTACACTTATTGATATTATCTCTAAGTAAAGTGTTCAAACCCTGTTGCTGATATTGTTTCAGGACAGGTTCGACAGTTATAGTCCTCAAAGACGTCGCGTCTTTAGGGACTGTAACAAGTCTAGCAGTGCTGCTAAGGCAAATGTTGCTCGAGGGAGGTAACACTCTGGACAACTCGATGGCATTGCGAAAAGCAATGTCATCCTCCGGATAGTCAAAAGCTCCGGGTCTGTCTTGGTAGACAGATAAGTCGAGTCCGAGGTGGTACGTTAAGTCAACATCATCACTGAGTTGACTTATCAGTTCAGACCATTTCTGATTTGAGCTGACACCTTCTGCAACACCGCCGGGCCCGTGCTTGTAAGCTAGCTGAGTACTATCAAACCCGTCTAAGTTTGGTAGTACTAGCTTACAAACATCTCTTAGCAAATTGATTTTGTTTTGTTCAAACTCGAAAGTTTGAATAAACGCATCAGTTTCTAAGAATTTAGCAACAGCTTCGTCGTGTAATTTAATTACGCGACTGTTCTGTAGCTTAATCTTCTTAAATAGCCGCAACACCTCTCTAACACACTTCACAGCGTGTAGGGAGGGGCTATCAAGAAGGAGGCCCGTTTTAGGATCGAACACTTTACAGAGCAAACCCTGAAACAATTTAGGGAGAGCTCTTCCCTTCGTCTTTGCAAACGAAGTGGGACAGGTAAAGCAACCAGTGGAGATGCCTTGGTCAAAGGCATCGCACAAAGTTGAAAGGGCTACGGATAAGAATCCGTATCCCTCGTGTTCGAAACGCGACTTGATAGTGATGATATCTCTATCAAGGCCTTTCACATCGGGCTCAAGTATCTTGACGTCGTCAAGAAGACTTGAGAGGAGATCGACTGGACTTTTCATGCTACCTCCATGAGGATTGCAGTTCCAGTCCACACAGCCGATCCCCGTTATAGCAGAGCTAACAAGGCTCTTGCAATAACGTCAACGATGGTAGGGTCGATGACGAGGCCGATCGCAGCTAAACCAGCTGTAACCAGCCCGCCAATTGTCAGAGCCTTCTTAGTCTTACGACTGGAAGGCGATGACATTTTCGACTCCAACACCGTCGGCAGCGAACAGGTCGGTGAGAAGGGTGTACAGATTCACCATATCGGTGTCTGTAAACCCGAATGCCGGCTTCGCGAAGGAAATGGAGATCGACGCAGATTGCGGCGATACCAAACCGTTATACGGGTTCGTGGCGTCGACCGTCTTCGTGATTTTCACGTAGTGTCGGTCGCCGGCCTTACTCGTAGTATGGTTGATGACGGCGCCATATAGGCCGCCAACATCCCTTCGTTCTGCCCCATAGCCGTCTGAACGAATAACTGAAAAGTTCAGAGCAGGATTTGGGGAGTTCGCGTCAATTGCAATGGGATCGGGAAGCATGGAAGTCTCCTTCGAGGGTTAGAGGGCGCATCACTGCGTTCTCAGGGACTAACTGCGCTGTGCAAACAGAGCAGCTAGGATTTTCGTTTGGAAATCTGACAGACCTTTCTGAAAGATGCCAAACGTTATCACACCTTCTAGTGTTGATATTTCGACACGGCGCCGAAACGTACGTACCCAAGTTCTTTGGAACGTATGTAACTGCTCCGAACTCGAATACGATAAGGATACGGGTACTGTTTCTCCAATCGGAGTGTACTCGGACCCTTCAGCACTAGTGACCTTTACTATGCACTTATGGTTAACGGTTTCCGTTATTATAACGGTTGCGAAACCATAATTGATTAGTTGATCATCTGCATGCATTGCCTGGAGAATATCCACGTATTTGCCTACAGAAGAGAACCAATCAATCAACCAAGTCCATGGCAATAAATGATAAATATCGCCAGGAGTAAGGTTGAGTCCCAAAATTTTCCGATAGTTTGAGTCGGAATATGAGGGTACTGCCAACTTGGGAAAGTTAATCGATTGATTAACCGCCACACGATATTCGACGTCGTAAGAACGCGTCGTTTCCTGTGAAACGATTTCAGCCCAAGAAGGTAGAGCATAAGTAAAAGAAGGTATAGGGATAGCGTCAGGAGGAGAAACATTCTTGTAAATCCTTCTAGACTTTCCTGATGATATTTTCCCGGAACGACGGATAAGATAGTTTAACTTCTTAGCCGCCTTTTCAGGTATTCTCATCATGGACTCAACGGCTGATACTGTTGATTCGACACCAAACTTCCACGAGAGATAGAGATTACCAATCTCTTTATCAAGTGTACGTATGGTGGCGGCAGGATCAGTCGAGAGCTTACGACATAAATCACGTAGAGATTTGACAGAAGCAACAGTAGCAGGCAGATCTTTTAGTTCTGTGATGTTACGTGCCGTGTCAAAAACCCTACGATTTGCGAGAGCTGATGGAAGAACGTCGAATATCTTCTCATTCAAGAGGGTATCCGCCCATTCATACATCATCAAATCGCTAGGTCGTAAGTCGCTATCCACTGTAGCAGGGAGCCCATCTATATCAATAAAGAACCTATCTTCAATTCTGCGATAAAGGGCAGTTGGCCCATTATCATCAGCAAGGAAATAGGTCCATTTACTGGTTTTATAGATGCGATTCTGGTTACTACCATCAATTTTGCTGCGATAAAGAGACATGGCGCCGAAAGACGGCATGTCCCTACCGTATGCATAGGTGTTGGAGTAACTAGAATTCCACGACCGGGTACTATTGGTAGAGTCCCCGATCCATTCGAGATTATGAGAAATCGGAGGAGTTATCCTCGGACTATCATAAACCTGTTCAGACCCTTCGTAGAAATACTCAGGGTATGAATTAGGATCGTCGGTAAAGTAATTACGGAATTCCTTGAATTGATTAGTTTCGCGAACGAAACCATCAACTAGAGGCTGCCGTTTTTCACGATACCGAGTCTCGTCTGAGTAAAGTATGCCGGTGAATCGGAATTCCCAGAGTGGATCTAACCAGACATTAGCCTGGTAGAAAAACTCTGGACCGAAAACATCGTACAGAACTTTACTAAATGGCTCCTTACTATTTTTGAAGAACTCTTTCGAGGCATCGAGAAACCTAGTTTTTCGATTACGATACACAGTTTGCGTATCGGAGAGAGGATCCACTGGTGCAGCATTAGCTTTGCGCTTTTGCTCCAAAGTGGGTTTTCCTCTCGGCCTCAAATGAGCCTCCTCTTACAGATGTGAAAAGGTGGAAGAATGAGTTTTCTCTCATTC